TAAACCGGGTATTGACACCCCAACAAGACCGTCAAAACCTGCAACACCTTACAAACCAAAACCTGGTGTTAAACCAGCACCTAAAGCAAGAAAAAGAATGCCTTCTTGGTTATCTTTTGATGAAATCGGAATTAATATAAAATAATCATGTCTGTTAATAATAAAATTGAAAAAATATTAAGATTAAAAAATAATCTACAAAAAAAATTAGTTAATGAAGGTTTAACTAAAAAAGAATATAGTTTATTGTCTGAGATGAAAAAAACATTGAGAGAGGCTCCGATAGATTATGAGGGACCTGAAAGAATGGAACCTGGAATTGAAAGAAAAATAACCTCAAAAGAAACTCCATATAGTAAGGATTTTCCTGCAATACCTAAAATGGACCGAGATTATGTTGAACTAATCTCTTCTAAGCGTTTTAAAGATTCTGTAGAAAAAGTTAGAAATGCTATGGGTAGTACAAGAGCCATACAGGGTGCAAATCCGCTGATGTCATTAATGATGACCGCAATGCAGTCATTACAACAAATCGTTATGATTCAAATGAGAAATAAAGAGGAGCTGGAACAATTGGCGGTTGATTTGGTGGTTAAAGAAATGGGTATTCCTGAAGGTTCGATGCAATTTGATGCTAAATTAGTTATGCAACCAATGTCAGCAGCGGAAGGTATGAAAGATGAACCCGAACTTCCAAGCGAAGAGGAAATAGAAGAGTTTATGGGTGATGTTGAAACTTTTAATTTGGAGAGAGAAAAAAGACGATTTATAAATTCGTTAATCCAAGGTGCGGCATTTAAAGGTGGACATATGTTTAATTTAGTATCGAGAGAATTAAACGATATTAACCCCCAATTAATGAACTTATATACCGTTACACAATCACTAATGGAACACGCATATTGGTTATATCCCGATATGGAGGGAATGGCCGGTGGAGGTGGTGGTCAAATGGGTCAATCTGAGATTGATACCGAAACAGACCCCCCAACGGTTAAGGCAAGAGCATTAACATTCCCATTGTTGGTACATGAATTGGTTAAAGGTGTCTATGAAACATTTGGAACCCATGGTCTTCCTGATGACCCAAGACAAGCCGAAATGATTATGAGTGCGGAAGATACTTTACCGGCAGAAATTTGGGATTCTCGTTTGGGTCCAATATTTTGGGAAAAATTTGTTGAATCATATCCCGCAGAATTATTTGATGAGGATAAAAAACACATTCAGCATTATCTATTTATGAGATTTTCAAAATTAAACGCTGAAGAATTTTTTAGAGTTGCGAAATTAATACTTTCTGATGACCCTAAAGGTGCCCAATTTATTCAAAGAATGGTCGATGACATTATTCAAGAGTTACGTCAGTACGACGCGGACATTGCGTTAGATACTGATAATGACGATGATGATAACGACGATTTAGATGATTTACTAAGTGGGTTAGGTATCTCAAGAAGATAACAATTTATGAGTAATTTAACAAAAGAACAAGTATTAATAGAATATGTAAAATGTCAAAAAGATAATAATTATGCTTTAAAAACATATTTACAAACATATGACAATACGGTGTCAAAATATGTTCCACTAGAATTATTTCCCGACCAAATTTCTTTGTTAAGTGATTATGAAGAATATAATGAAAACATCGCGTTAAAATATCGTCAAGCTGGTGTATCAACAGTTACCGCGGCTTGGGTATCAAAAAAATTGGCATTTGCTAAAAAAACAAAACCTGAAAAAATTCTAATTATTGCCAACAAATTGGACACCTCTTTGGAGATGGCAAATAAAATTAGGGCGTTTATTGGTCAATGGCCAAGTTGGGTTGGAATTGATTTTTCACCTGAAAAAAATTCTCAAAAACATTATAAGTTAAATAATGGGTGTGAGGTTAAAGCGGTTGCAACATCTAAAGATGCCTTACGTGGTTTTACACCAACAATATTGATATTTGATGAGGCGGCGTTTATTGAGGCTGATAGCGACTTTTGGGCCGCTTGTATGGCTTCGTTATCTACGGGTGGTAAAGTAATTGTGATTTCAACACCAAACGGACACGACCCGATTTATTATGAGATTTACGACCAATCGTTACGAAATATGAACGACTTCAAAATTTCAGAAATGTATTGGTATAGAGACCCAAGGTATGCTAAAGATTTATATTTTGTTAAAACGGATAATATCGTACACTATCTTTTAAATAAAGAAGAATATCCAAATCAAGATATTATTAGTTGGACGGATATACCAAATAATGAAAGAAATCTTTATGAAGTAAAAGAATTACAACAAAAGGGGTATAAACCATGTTCAACTTGGTTTGAAGCGATGGTTAAAAAATTAAAATATGATAAGAGAAAAGTTTCTCAGGAATTAGAGTGTAATTTCCTCGGTTCAGGTGATAACGTATTTGATTCAAAATTAATGCAAAACATTAAAGAAAATATGTTAAAGGAACCTCAAAATAAAATGGTGTCTAATTCATTGTGGATTTGGAAAGAACCTGTTTTGGGTCACAAATACGTTATGGGTGTTGATGTTAGTCGAGGCGATAGTGAAGACTTTAGTTCATTTCAAATTGTCGATTTTGACGAAAGAGAACAAGTTGCAGAGTTTGTCGGTAAATTACCACCTGATACTATGGCGGAAATTTGTTATAAGTGGGCGAGTATGTATAACGCATTTATTGTTATTGATATTACGGGAGGTATGGGTGTGTCAACATCAAGAAAACTACAGGAAATGGGTTATAGAGATTTATATATTGACGGTGTTGACGCCGCAAATAAATGGAAATATGACCCAAAAGCGTTAGAAAAAATACCTGGTATAAATTTTAACAATAAAAGGGTTCAAATTATTGCGTCATATGAAGAAGCCATGAGACATGGTTTTAGAATATATAGCAATCGTTTATATAATGAGATGGATTCTTTTGTATACATAAACGGAAGACCTGACCACCAAAAAGGTAGACACGATGACATATTAATGTCAATCGCAATGGCGACTTATGTTGCCGAAGCATCATTTGCTAGTTTAACCAAAGTAACAGAACACACAAAAGCGATGATTGATTCTTGGTCAGTAAATGTAAATGAACAATCAAGAGAGGCGTTAAGTTTTAACCCTGTGATACCAAATAACGGTGAAAGAATACGACAATTCGGAAGTCAAAATATATCTAAAGAAGATTATCAAAAATACGGTTGGTTATTTGGTATTAGGTAATATTTATAATAAAAACTAATATGGGGTTTGTTCAACGTAAAAAATCAGGAAAAAAATTTAATGGTAGTAAACTTAATGTGCCAGGGCAAGGTATTAGCACTGTTAAACCTGGTGGTGATAACAGAATAAACGAACAAAAACCAAACGCCGATATTAATATAAATAACATTAAAAGAACATAACTATTTAATTATTATTTATTAAAGTTAAATTTTTACTATGGAAAATAATCAAAATAATCAATTTACTGTTTGGCAGAGGTTATCCCAAGCTTTTGGGCCTAACGCTTTGTTAAATCAAGATTATCCAACATACAAGTTAGATACAAAAGAATTACTTAGAACTACCTCCAAACAAGAGTATGAAACGCAAAAGTTGCAGGCTCAACAAACTTTTTATTTGGCAAATCAATGGACTAAGATTGAAAGTAATTTATACACTCAAGCAATTTATTATGAACCAACTCGTTTAGCATCATTTTATGATTATGAATCGATGGAATATACGCCAGAGATATCAGCGGCATTAGATATATACGGAGAAGAATCAACAACCGTTAACCAAAATGGTTATATGTTACAGATTTATTCAGAGTCAAAAAGAATTAAATCCATTTTGGCGGATTTGTTTAATAATATATTGGATATTGATACAAATTTACCAATGTGGACAAGAAATACCTGTAAATACGGTGATAACTTTGTGTATTTAAAATTAGATTCAGATAAGGGTATTGTTGGTTGTATGCAATTACCAAATATTGAGATTGAACGTTTGGAGAGGGGTATGGCTGCAAAATCAGCGAATGTTGAAGAGCCTGCCGAAAACAAAGGTTTAAGATTTAAATGGAAAGCCAAAGACATGGAATTTAATTCTTGGGAAATTGCCCATTTTAGATTATTGGGTGATGATAGAAAACTTCCTTACGGTACGTCTATGTTAGAAAAAGCAAGGCGTATTTGGAAACAACTTTTATTGTCCGAAGATGCCATGTTAATTTATAGAACATCAAGAGCCCCTGAGAGAAGGGTGTTTAAAGTTTATGTTGGAAATATGGACGACAAAGATGTTGAACCATACGTACAACGTGTCGCTAATAAATTTAAAAGAGATCAAATTGTAGATAATAAAACAGGTAATGTTGATTTACGATTTAATCAAATGGCTGTAGATCAGGATTATTTTATTCCGGTTCGTGAT